GTGGATTTGGTATAGGACCAGATGCAGCAGCAGAAGCAGCACAAAGTGTAACGGCTGATGATGTATCTGCTCAAGCACAAGCAGATCAAGAAGATGCAGCAACAGCTGCAGCGGCTGCAGCAGCAGACACAGGAATTACGAGTACAGTAACCACTGCAGTTAGAAATGCAATTCAAAATGCAATAAACAATCCAGTTGCAACAATTGCAAGTATTGCTCTTGGACCTGTTGCGGGTTTAGCTGCAAGAGCAATTTCTTCAGCAGTAGATGCAGCCAACAGAGGAGTAACAGGACCAAGTGATGATACTCAAGAACAGTCATCTGTTCAAAGCGGACCAGCACAAAGCCCAGGAGGTGATGGTGGAATAACAACTCTTGTTCCAACATATGCTCCATTAGTTAATCAAAGCACGGGTGATCCTTTATTAGATTCATTGATTGCAAGATATAGAATAGATCCTGCTGCTTTTGGAATAAGATGAAAAAATTAACAACAACTATACCACCTAAATCAGGCCCTAATCCGCAAGGCTTGAATGTTACATATAATAAGGTTAAGATAGTAAAATCGGAGAAATTAAATGGCAAATATAGACAAATCACTTCCAAACGAAGTTACAAATAAAATTGAAATAGAAAATCCAGAAGCTGCAGCAGAAGAAATTGTAGAGCTTCAAGAATCTATTCCAAGTTCAGATGATGTAGAAGTTACTCCAACGGAAGATGGTGGCGTTGAAATTAATTTTGAACCAGGAGCCTTTAGTCAAGGTGAAAGTCAAAATCATTTTGACAATTTAGCAGAGCTATTACCAGAAGATATTTTAGGACATTTAGGTTCAGAACTTTATCAAAATTTTCAAGACTATAAAAATTCAAGACAAGATTGGGAACAAGCTTACACACAAGGTTTAGATTTATTAGGATTTAAATACGAACAAAGAACAGAACCATTTCAAGGTGCATCAAGTGCCACGCATCCTGTTCTTGCAGAAGCAGTAACTCAGTTTCAAGCTTTAGCTTATAAAGAATTATTACCATCGGATGGACCGGTTAGAACTCAAATAATTGGAAATACTTCTAGAGAAAAAGAAGATCAAGCGGTGCGTGTTAGAGATTTTATGAATTATCAAATTATGGATGTTATGAAAGAATATGAACCAGAATTTGATCAGATGTTATTTTATTTACCATTATCAGGTTCTACATTTAAAAAAGTTTATTATGATGATTTACTTGGAAGAGCTGTTTCTAAATTTGTACCAGCAGAAGATTTAGTAGTTCCTTATTCAGCAACTTCATTAGATGATGCTGAAGCAATTATGCATGTTATAAAAATGTCGGGCAATGAATTAAGAAAACAACAAGTTGCAGGCTTTTATAAAGATTTAGATTTATTACCCAGTGATGATTCTGCTGTAGATACTTCTGATATAAAATCAAAAGAGAGACAAATTCAAGGAGTAACTAAATCAGGTTATGAAGACATCTTTACATTAATAGAATGTCATGTAAACTTGGATCTCGAGGGCTTTGAAGATCGTGATCCCAACGGGGAAATGACTGGAATAAAACTTCCTTACATCGTGACGATAGAAGAAGGCTCTCGTGAAATTTTATCTATTCGTAGAAACTATGAAATAGGTGATCCTAAAAAAAATAAAATTCAATATTTTATTCAATTTAAATTTTTACCAGGACTTGGATTTTATGGTTTTGGTTTAATTCATATGATTGGCGGTTTATCAAGAACTGCTACTCAAGCCTTACGTCAACTGTTAGATGCAGGAACATTATCTAATTTACCAGCAGGATTTAAAATGCGAGGTATAAGAATTAGAGATGATGCACAATCTATTCAGCCAGGAGAGTTTAGAGATGTAGATGCACCAGGTGGAAACATCAGAGATGCATTTATGACTTTGCCTTATAAGGAACCTTCACAAACTTTATTAGCATTAATGGGGGTCGTGGTTCAAGCAGGTCAGCGCTTTGCTTCGATAGCTGACATACAAGTAGGGGATGGGAATCAGCAAGCAGCAGTGGGCACGACCGTGGCTTTGCTGGAAAGAGGTAGCAGAACAATGTCTGCTATACATAAAAGATTATATGCTTCTTTAAAATTAGAGTTCAAATTATTATCAAGAGTATTCAAATTATATTTACCACAAGAATATCCTTATGATGTTGTAGGTGGACAAAAAAATATTAAACAAACAGACTTTGATGACAGAATAGATATAGTTCCTGTTGCTGATCCAAATATATTTTCACAAACACAAAGAATTAGTTTAGCACAAACTGAATTACAACTTGCTCAATCTAATCCTCAAATACATAACCTATATGAAATTTATAGAAAAATGTATGAAGCATTAGGTGTAAAAGATATTGATAAGATTTTAATTCAACCGGCAAGACCAATGCCGAAAGATCCTGCATTAGAACACATTGATGCATTAGGAGGACAACCCTTTCAAGCATTTAGAGGACAAGATCATAGAGCACATATCACTTCACATTTAAATTTTATGTCTACTAATATTGCAAAAAATAATCCTGTAATTATGGGATCGTTAGAGAAAAATATTTTTGAACACATTTCTTTAATGGCTTTAGAACAAGTAGAGTTAGAATTTTCACAAGAGCTACAACAAATACAAATGCTTTCTCAAAATCCTCAAGCTACACAAGACCCAGCAGTTCAAACACAGGTTCAAGAGTTTCAAATGAAATTAGAATCTAGAAAAGCAATCTTAATTGCTGAGATGATGGATGAATTTATGAAGGAAGAGAAAAAAATAACCTCTCAATTTGACAATGATCCTATTGCTGCATTAAAATCTAGAGAACTTGACCTACAAGCTCAAGAGAATTTTAGAAAAAAACAAGAAGGTCAGGATAGAATTAATCTAGATAAGATGAGAGCTATGATGAATCAGATGAATACACAAGAAAAACTACAACAAAATGAAGATTTAGCTGAATTAAGGGCTGCAACTTCTATTGCAAAACAACAGTTTTCTAATATGAATAAGAAAATACAATAGTTATTGTTAAAAAATAAAAAAGGAGTATAAATATGATTATGAAAATGACAAAACCACAAAAGAAAATTGGTAAAGTAATGAGAGAGTTCAAAAAAGGAGAACTTAATATTGGTCAATCTTCAAAAAAAGTAAAAAGTCCTAAACAGGCTATTGCTATTGCCTTATCTGAAGCTAAAATGCCTAGAAAAAAAATGGCGATAGGTGGATTAGCTAATTCAACAAGAACTTTTACTTCATCTTCAAAAGAAAAAGATGTAGACTTTTCAAAATTTACTGACAAACAAGGAAATTTACTTGGTGGAGTAGAAATTGAAATGTCAAATCCACAAGAAACTCAAGTTGAAGAAGTTCAAGGTCAAGGAAGTATTCTTTCAGAGAAAAAAAGATCAGCAAAGTGGTATTAAACCATGATTCAAATGTTAGGAGCTGTTGCACCTCTTGCAAAGATCCTATTTAATACAATTGATAAAGCTGTTCCTGATAAAGATCTTCAAGAAAAATTAAAAGCACAATTACAAACACAATTACTACAATCTAATACAGCTGAATTAACTGCAGCTGCAAAAATTATTGAGGCAGAAGCTAAAGCTGGCTGGTTTGCATCGAGCTGGAGGCCCCTGTTAATGTATGTATTAATTTTTATCTTGGTCTGGAATTATATTCTAGGACCTGTTATAAAAGTATTCACAGGAGCAGTAATTTCCTTTGAATTACCTGGCGACGTTTGGACATTATTGAACGTTGGTTTGGGAGGTTACGTCGTGGGACGCAGTGCGGAATCTGTGGCTAGAACAATGGCAAACAGACCTGTAAATAAACAACAAGAAAACGGATAGGATATAAAATGAGAAATGATTACGGAATAAGACCAAGAGAAAAAATGATGAAGGGTGGAAAAGCCAAAGGTAAAAAAGGTTTTCCGGATTTAACAGGCGATGGCAAAGTTACTTTTAAAGATATTTTAAAAGGTAGAGGTGTTATCAATGGTAAAAAAAAATCTAAAGGAATGAAAAAATAATGGGTAGCTCTAAAAGACAACAATTTAAAGATCTTGCAGCAAAAGGTGGAAAGAGAAAAGATTTTATTGATCTTGCTAAAAAACTTGGTGTTGGAGGAAAAGATGAAGATGAAATTATTATACCTATAGAACCGATAGCAGGTCCTAAACCACCAGGAAAAGCAAAAGGTGGGTTAATAAGAGGAATACCAAAAATTGCAATGAGAGGTTTTTAATGGCTAAACTTTGTCCAAGAGGAAAAGCAGCAGCAAAAGCAAAATTTAAAGTGTACCCGAGCGCGTATGCGAATATGTATGCATCTGCAGTTTGTTCTGGAAAAATAGTTCCAGGCGGACGTAAAAAAAAAATGGGTGGTGGTAGTATTTCACAAGAAAGAAAAATGGTTTCTAATTATAAACAAGGCGGCGTTGCAAAAGGTTGTGGCGGCGTAATGGAAAATAGAAGAAAAAAAACTAAAAAATATTAATATGGGTTTACGTAAGTGGGTCCAAGAAAACTGGGTTGATATAGCAAATAGAAAACCCGATGGATCTTATCCTAAATGTGGAAGAAGTGGTGGAGAAAAAAGAAAGAATTATCCAAAATGTGTTCCCATTGCAAAAGCTAGAGCTATGAGTAAAGGTCAAAGAGCATCGGCTGTTAAAAGAAAACAACAAGCATCCAACACAGGTCCTAAACCATCTAATGTAAAAACATTTGCAAATAGAAAAGATATGCGATCAGGAGGATTAGTATAATGCCAAGAGGTACTTGTTGGAGAGGGTATGAACAAAAAGGATTTAAGAAAAAAGGAAGTAGATCAGTTCCAAATTGTGTAGCTGTTGGTAAAAAAAAGAGAAAAAAATAATGGGTGATATTTCAATAAAAGGAAAAGGTAGAGCAATGATGGCTACAGGTAGTAGAGCAGATAATATGCCTGCCAAAAATAAAAAGAACTTTAGACCTACAAAGTCTGGAGCAGGTATGACACGAGCTGGTGTTATGGCTTATAGAAGAATGAATCCCGGCTCAAAATTATCAACTGCGGTTACTGGTAAAGTTAAACCAGGATCTAGGTCTGCTAAAAGGAGAAAATCATACTGTGCAAGATCTGCCGGTCAAATGAAAATGTTCCCAAAAGCAGCAAAAGATCCAAATTCAAGACTTCGCCAAGCTCGTAGAAGATGGAAATGCTAACATAAACAACAAGGAGAAAGACTATGGACGGAATAACATTTGTAAACAAACTGCAAAAATTTATTAAAGAGGC